GGTTCATGGGAAGATCGCAACAGATGTCGTCTGATCTTTAAGGATGAGATGAGAAAGCTGTGTGCTCGCGGCAGTGTCAACTTCATCGAGTGGGTTGATCCACTTCTCAACGATAGAGGTGAGCTCGACTTTGAATGCATGGAAAAGCCAAAGTCTGTGCATCTCTCCCGTAATTCATATCCGCATTGGCAAGGCCGTAAATGGAGCGGCCTGTCAGAAAATAAACCTGCAACTCTCGAGGACTTTTTTACATAATGAGCAAAGATAATTTTATTCCTGGTTTGCCAACGAAGCATCTCATCGATTATAAATACAATGAAGGCGAATCTCTGAAGGAGATCCAGTCTTATATCGATGCTACTTACGATCAGCATTATTCCCGAAATAAATTTCAAGCAACAGAATTCATCATTGACGCTGGTCATGGCACTGGTTTCAACATCGGGAATATGATGAAGTACACTCAACGATACGGTCGTAAGGGTGATCCCGCCGAATGGCGAAAGGACCTGATGAAGGTTATCCACTACGCAATTATGCAACTCCACGTTCATGATACTGAAAATAAGGATTAATTATGGGTATTGAAATTAATGTTCCAATGGAAGAGCTCAGAAAGCGCAAGCTCTTCATCGCCGCACCAATGTATGGCGGTCAATGCGCAGGTATGTTTACACGTTCGATTGCAGATCTCTCTGCACTCTGCACACACTACGGAATCCAAGTCAGATTCTACTTCTTGTTTAACGAGTCTCTGATTACTCGAGCACGTAACTACTGCGCCGATGAGTTCATGCGTTCAGGCGATACACACTTGATGTTCATCGACTCTGATATTGGATTCAATCCGAATGACGTGATCGCGCTACTTGCTCTACAAAATCCTGATCCATCAGTAGATAACTACGACATCATCGCTGGTCCATATCCTAAGAAGTGCATCAGTTGGGAAAAGATTAAGCTTGCTGTCGATAAGGGCATGGCTGACGAAAATCCAAACGATCTTGAAAAGTTTGTTGGTGATTACGTCTTCAATCCAACAGGTGAAACCCGAGAGATTGCTCTTGGTCAACCAGTCGAAGTACTTGAATCCGGAACTGGATTCATGATGATTCGCCGCCAAACTTTTGAGAAATTTCAAGAAGCTTATCCTCAGCAGTTCTACAAACCTGATCACGTTCGTACAGAACACTTCGATGGTAGTCGTGAAATCATGGCTTACTTTGATACGCCGATCGATCATAAGCGTACGAACATCAATGCCGAGCTTGAAGAATACTTGAAAAAGAATCCAAAAGCAAAAGCAAAAGAGATTGTAGACTTTGTGAAAGATCCGAACAATGGTTTGATCAAAGATTACTCGAAGCGCTACCTCTCTGAAGATTACATGTTCTGTCAGTGGGTTCGCAATGCTGGTATGCATGTATGGCTATGCCCATGGATGGAACTGAAGCACGTTGGTTCGTATGTATTCGGTGGTTCTCTACCAGATATTGCACGTATCGGTGCTGCAGCAACTGCAGATCCTTCTGCACTTGGTAAAAACAAATAAGTGTACAATTAATACAAACCTTGGTATATTGAATATTCCGAACATATGGAGATTTATTATGAAATTAGATAATGATACGTTGCAAGTACTCAAGAACTTCTCGGCTATTAACAAGAACATCATGTTCAAGCCTGGAAATGTGATCCGTACTATTTCGAGTACAAAATCTGTTCTTGCGAAAGCAACAATTAAACAAGAATTCGACAAGGGTTTTGCCGTATACGACCTCTCACGGTTTATCGGCACTCTTTCCTTGTTTAATGATCCTGAGATTGAAATCAAGGATTCGTACGTCGAACTCATCGAAGGCAACAATCGGTTTCAGTATGCTGTCACTGATCCTTCGCTGATCATCGTTCCACCAGATCGTGAGATTGAATTGCCCAATCCTGAAGTCAACTGCTTGATTTCAGAAGAAGCACTCAATCGAGTGATGAAGGCTCTGGCAGTTTCTCAGCTACCTGAAATCGCCATCGTTGGTAAGAACGGTAAGATCTTGCTTCAAGCTGTCGATACTCGTGGCACTAGCAACGACTCGTTCAGCGTCGAAGTTGGTGAGACTGAAGCTCGCTTCCGCATGGTATTCCGTTCGGATTGTATGAAGTTGATTCCAGGTTCTTATGACGTATCGATCTCTTCCAAGGGCCTCAGCCACTGGAAGGGTGCAACAGTAGAATATTGGATTGCTGTTGAATCCAACTCCTCGTTCGAGGCTTGATTATAATGGGCGGTGTTTCGGCATCGCCCACTTTTTGTGACGGAGATATATTATGCTTGAAGATTTTTTGTGGGTCGAGAAGTATCGCCCGAAGACCGTGTCCGACACTATCCTGACTGACGAACTCAAGAAAACATTTCAACAGTTCGTAGATCAGAAGAACATTCCTAACCTCATTCTCTCTGGTACGGCAGGTGTCGGTAAGACGACTGTCGCCAAAGCCATGTGTGAAGAGCTTGGATGTGACTACATCGTTATCAACGGCTCGATGAATGGCAACATCGACATGTTGCGTAACGACATCTCTCAGTTTGCTAGCTCTGTGTCCCTGATGGGTGGCAGAAAGATGGTAATCCTCGATGAGGCCGACTATCTCAACCCTCAGTCCACTCAGCCAGCTTTACGTAACTTTATGGAGGAATTCAGTGCAAACTGTGGATTCATTCTTACTTGTAATTTTGTCGATCGGATTATTGAGCCGCTCCATTCTCGATGCTCGGTTATCAAATTTAAGATTCCTAAGTCGGAACTCCCATCTCTTGCCAAACAATTTATGCAAAGAGTATGTGGAATCCTCGAGACTGAATCGGTTTCTTATGAAAAAGCGGTCGTTGCTGAAGTCATCAAGACACACTTTCCAGATTGGCGACGTGTTATTAATGAGCTCCAACGTTATAGTGCTACTGGCGGGATTGACACTGGGATTCTTAGGAATTTCTCGGATTCTGCTCTTGCCAAGCTGATCGGTTACATGAAGGATAAGAACTTCACAGCCGTTCGTAAGTGGCTTGGAGAGTCTGACATTGAACCTACCGAATTCTTCCGTGCCTTCTTCGATAAGGCCGAAGATCATATTGGTAAGGGTAGCATGCCTCAGTTGGTGCTACACCTCGCAAAGTACCAGTATCAAAATGCATTCGCTGCAGATCCTGAGATCAACCTCATGGCATGTCTGACCGAGATCATGGCTGACTGCGAGTTTCTGTGATCTGGTTCAATCGAAACAAAACATGTGCCGTCTGTGAAGATAAGTATCTGAAGAGTGTACCATTCCACGAAATGCAGGTAAATACTGATGAAGGTGTGGTTTCTCTTGAGATTTGTGATAAGTGTGCAGATTTCTTTGACAAGTCTGCAGACGTGATAATGAAAGGCCGTAGCGATGAAACCGTTCGACTTCGTAAGTTCGATCAACTCGACCAAGAAGAACCTGATGAAAGGTACGGAGAATGACACACTCGCCGAGAAGACTTACAGTCCTTGGCTAACGAATCGTTCTCTGTCCTACTTTGCGGATAGTATCCATGCCGCAAACATGATGAACTGCAACCACCACCTCGACAACAAACTCCAATATTCTTTTTTGATAAATATCATACGACCTAGCAAACGCTTTGCGAAGTGGGTGAAAAAAGAAAAGGATGGAGATCTCGAAGCGGTTGCAGAGTATTACGGTTATAACCGCCGTGCTGCCAAGGCAGCTCTTGATATCCTCTCCTCTGAACATATAAAAATAATAAAGAAAAAGATTCAGAAGGGTGAAACATGAGTGTTTTAGAAAGTTTAATTGAAGTGAGGCTCGGCGAAGAGGATGATTTCCTAAAAGTTCGTGAAACTCTGACTCGTATCGGCGTGGCTTCTCGTAAGGACAAGACTCTTTATCAGTCTTGCCATATCCTACACAAACAAGGCAAATATTATATCGTCCACTTTAAAGAGCTCTTTGCTCTTGACGGTAAACCTTCAGATTTCTCTGAAGAAGACAAAGGTCGAAGAAATACAATAGTCAAGCTTCTCTCCGACTGGGGATTGATCGCTGTTGTTGATCAAGAAAAGATCACAGAGCCTCAGACTCCATTGAACCAAATTAAGATCCTTCCATTCAAAGAAAAAAATGAATGGAGTCTCGTGACAAAATATAATATAGGAAGAAAAAAATGAGCAATCCAGTAAGGTTTATAGAATTTATTAACGAAACAGGTGGCAAGTATCTTGTCAATCTCGATCTTTTAATTGGTGTGGTTGAGCATCGTGGAAAAGTGATGATTCGTACAGTCGATGATCGCGGTTCTGATGCCATTCTCGACACTATCGATGAAGTGATTGAAAAGCTGGCAGCGTTTAATATCCCAATTATTAAATAAGTTATTGATTTAAATCAAAACTAAAACGCGCTTGGATGATTCTGAGCGCGTTTTTTTGTGTACATTATTGTCAAAACATTGTATCCTGGGTATATGATGATGAAAGGAAATATTGACATGCTTACTCTCTCGGACATCAACGTTCTTACCAACTCTAAGGATGGTGACATCTACTCGGACCTTTACAAGGACGTGTACGGCAGCCGTCCTCGTTACGCGCAGTTTCGTGATCTTGAAGAATTTCAAGATGACTACGACTTCCTCTGCAATAAGCTTGATGAGCAGATCGAGCAGCAGCAAGTCGAGCAAGCTCGTAACTTTGATGAGTTTGTTGCTCGTGTCGAAGAGACGATGCAGATCGTCGAAGGTGCCACTCGCGAGCGTGCCATCGAAATCATCGCCGATGCCGAAGGTATCTCCGAAGATGAGTTCGATTTCTATGGTCTCGAGATTCTCGAGTATCGCTTCGAACTCAAGTTTGGATCGATCTCACGGTGGCTGTCTGAATAAAATCATCCATACCGAAAATACCGGTGTACAATAATCCGAAACCGGTGTAAGATGATATTATCAGTTGAAAGGAATATATTATGACTCTTACCGTTGAACAAATCGAATTCACCTATGGAATTCCTGCCTTCGCAACCGGGAAAAACTACTATCCCGTTCT